TAAACTCAGCAGGGGTCATACCCTTCACCTCCTCGTTCATTTCAGCGATCATCGCGGCTTTCTCAGCAGGGGTCATAGTCTCCATCGTACCTCCTGATGGACCCGCATCGGGAAGCGTCATCTTTTTGGCAAAAGCACGTTTGCGCTGTTTGCGCTGTGTTCGCTGTGTTCGCTGTGATTCGCTGTGATTCGCTGTGATTCGCTGTGATCCCATTAAACTTGACTATAGGGAGAGTAGGGAGGGTTGGGAGCGTTGAAGCATCAGGACGCTTCACACCAGTCATCAAAAAATAATAATGTCAAGCTCCCCTATAACGATGGTCACCGCCTCAACCCTCCCAACCCTCCCCGGGAAGCCTCTAAAATTGACGGGCTGCCCGGCCCCCTCCAAAAGCAATACGATGGCCACTAACGACGAATTTACGATGAGTGACGCTGAAATCGCTACGATGTTCGCACCCTTTGAAGCCGCGATGGCGGCGGATGGTTGTGCGGGATTCGGCGCGATAAAAAAGTCTCATCCTGAAGTAAAGATGGCCGCCTCCAATCCCCCGGCATCCAGCGTCCTCGTTGTGTATGAACATGCGGCCGTTGGGGCCGCAGCAGTACCAGCACCAGCACCCGCTGCTGCTCCGGCTACTATATCTGATCGCGACGAGCGGTACGATGAAGAAATCCTCCTTGCGATGCGCAAAGACGTGGCAATGAACCCTGCGGACCGTGCGATGCTGAGTAAGTATCACGGCCTACGCAGGGAACCCGGCAAGGCCCGGATTCGTTACACGTTGAGCAAGAATTGTGAGGATAACAACCTCGGCCGCCTGATTCCAGAACACGGTCTGGGCCTTCAGGGGATGCGATGGGATTGTCGCAATGCCTTGGCCCATAAATACTATTGGGACATTGACATTGAGAATGCCCATTACAATTATGCCCTTGCGTGGGCGATTCGGTATGGTCTCAAGCATGAGGCCATCCAGTACTACATCAGCCACCGAAAGGCCTGTCTGGCAGCCGTTTCAGCTGACCGATGGTTCGCAAAGGTGGCGTTCATCAAGATTATGTACGGCGGTGAGGTCAGCCTCTACGATCCACTGCTTTCAGAGCCTGACGGTTCGTCAAATGCTGAATCCATCGCATTTCAGGCCGCTTTGCGCGACGAAATGGTGGTCTTGGCTGAGATGGTGTGGAATCGTCATCCCACGCTACACAAAGTCAAGAGCGGCAAGGAATCCAAGCCGCTGGACAAGCAACACAACAAGCATTTCAAGCTCCTTTCACTGCTCTTTCAGCGTGAGGAGCGATCGTGCCTCTTGTCGCTGGATGCGTTTCTGCGATCCCGGGGCCGCACGATGGGCGTTCTCATCCACGACGGCGGTCTTGTAGAGAAGCTGGACGGTGAATTAGAGCCTCCGACGGCTCTATTGGCCCCTGCGCAGGAGGCTATACTGGCCGCCACGGGCTACGTGGTGACCCTCGCGTTCAAGCCGATGGTCAGCACGTACGTGCCGCCGACCACTTCGGCGGATCAATACACCCGCATGAAGGCTGACTTTGATAGTAAGCACTTTATGGTGGGGGCCGTCCTCAACTGCCTTGTGGAGGACAACACACGATTGGAGATGAAATGGAGCGAAGCGTGTATCCACTACGCGCCCCTTCAGGTCACCGACCTCGTGGAGAACAAAAAGGGCGATTTGATGCCCAAACAGGTGCCGTTCCTTGACAAGTGGCTCAAGGATCCTACGCGGCCCACCTTCATCAAGTGCGATTTCATCCCTGATCGCACGAAATGCCCTAAATCAGTGTTCAATCTGTTCCACGGCTTTGAGGCAGAGGCCTTGCCCTCCGTACCGGCCGATGAGATTCCAGCGCTCATCGCGCCCATTCTCCATCATCTGGACACGCTGACCACGGGCCACGGCAGCCATATGGTCAAATGGATGGCGAACATCCTTCAATCGCCTGACAACAAGAGCGATACGACGGTCCTGCTGCGCGATCAGGGCGGTCTGCTTCATGAAGGCGGCGGCACGGGCAAGAATCTCCTTCTTGACTGGTTTGGTCGCAAAATTCTGGGGTCTGACTACTACCTCGTCGTCGGCGACAATTCAATGCTCTTCAGCCAGTTTAACTCTATCTTTGAGGGCAAGTTGCTCGTCTTTGTAGAGGAGGCGGGTGGCAAGGACAATCACGCCTTCATTGATCGTCTTCAATCCAAAATCACTGCGAAACGCGTCATCAGCAACAAGAAGTGTGTGGCAGAGCGCGAAATGAACGACTTTGCTCGTTTCCTCTTCTCCACCAACAACCCCAACCCGCTGCCCTCCAAGGGTGGCATGAGCCGTCGTCAGTGGATGTTTGATTCGCTCACTACGTACCGCGGCAACAAGGCCTACTTTGATGCGCTGGTGGCCGTGATGGACGATCCACGTGTTCAACGCGCGTTCTTCCAGTTCCTGATGGCCGTGCCGACCTACGCTACACCGATTGAATTCTTCGTCAATCGGCCCATTACGCCGACGTACATCCAGATCCGTCAGATGAACGCACCGCTTCATCACAAGTGGCTCTGCTACGAGCTGCGCCGTGGTCGGCTGCCGCAGGATTGTAGCAGTCGTCGGCTCTATGATCGCTTCAAGTTGTGGGCCTTGTCATCGGGCGAACGCAAGGCCGAGACCCTGCCCAGTGAAACGGCCTTCGGTCGCTTCATGAATGAGGCCTACGCGGAGGAGGATGGCTTCACGATGGACGCGCCGTGTGTGGTACGCAAGTCGGGCGGCTTGATGCTGAGGACCTTTGACATCCCCAAGCTGGTCAAGGGGCTGGAGACGTTGAATTTCCTGATGCCCGGTGAGGTGGCGCTGACGGCAGAAGGTGAGTTTGCGGTGGTGGCAACGGCCGAAGCGGGTGATGTGGATTAATCGGGAAGGGGGACCACGGGAAGCCTCAAGGGAGGGTTGGGAGGGGAGGGAGGGTTTGACCCCCCAAAAATCACTTTGGACTTCTGATTTTGGCCAAAACAGAAATGCCAAAAAAAAATGGCTACCAAGCTTTTATACCCCCAAACCCTCCCTACCCTCCATCCTATACAAAATATTCAATTCAAGTATGAGTTTGTGATGTAGATACAGTAGGGGAGGGTAGGGAGGGTATGAAAAGGCCTTGCCTCCCTACCCTCCCCGTGAAGGCGCTCGTTTTTGTACGTGGATTATAATAAATCACACAAGTAGATGGATTGGGTATCACCATTGAAAAAGCCCAAAAAGACCAAGGAGGAGCAGGAAAAGGAGGGCTTCAAAGCGGCTAAGTGTGTAGTTCCGGCTGCTACGGTGAAGCGTGTGACAGGGGCCTCATCGGTGGATGACATTCAGTGCCGTTGGATGGAGCGCTGGATTGATCAGCTGGTGCGCGAGAATTCCTATCCCCCGCAGCTCCGGTCGGCTGATTTTTATTCATTGTTAGGTACATTCTTCAGCGGGGACGTGGCGTTGGCGATACTGGAGCGATGCCGCAATGACTTTGCCCGGGCATTCCCCTTGACTCAGAAAGCCAAGGAGGATGACCTTAATTGGTTGGCGGCCGTGCTGCGATCCGACCCTGCGGCATTACAAGACCTGCCAAAAGATTATCTCACTGTATAGAATGAGCTGGGGCATTCATACGATTCTGAACCTCAAACATTGTAATCCGGCCGCCATTCGTAGTCGTGTGGCCATCCAGTCCTTCAGTGACCACGTCGTCCGGTCCATCAAAATGGAGCAGTATGGCCGCACCCGGATTCAACACTTCGGAAAAGACGATAAACTTGGATTTTCCTTTCAAACGCACCTCAGCACCTCACACCTCTGTGGGCATTTCGCAGAGGAGATCAACGCAGCTTTTTTGGATTGTTTCTCTTGTAAGGAGTATGATCCTGCCATCGTGGAGTCCATCGCACGGCTCTATTTTCTACCTGCTAACGTAGAACGGGTTGTAGTCAAGCGTGGTTAGAACTCTGCGGATAGGCTGAAGGACATTTCCTCATCGGTCTTGCCGACGTTTGCCAATGCGTAGTTGGTCACGCGCTTTTCAAAGAAATTATCCTTGCCTTCCATAGAAATCCGCTCCATAAAGCCAAAAGGGTTCTTGGAGTGAAAGAGTTTGGCATAGCCCAGCTGGTTTAGCAGACGATCCGACACGAATTCAATGTATTCACTCATCAGTTTGGAGTTCATTCCGATGAGCGAACACGGCAGGGCCTCAATGATAAACTCCTTTTCAATGGCGATGGCCTCTTTGAAGATGACGTGGGCCTCGGCTTCGGGTAGGCGATTCTGTAGCTTGTTGTAAAGCAGACATGCGAAATCCGTGTGGAGGCCTTCATCCCGAGCAATGAATTCGTTGGCGATGGTAAGCCCTTTGAGTACATTGCGCTCCTTGAAGTAATAGATGGCACAAAAGGCACCGCTGAAGAATACGCCTTCCACGATGGCAAAGGCCATTAACCGCGAGGCAAAGGAGGTATCGCGCGTCATCCACTTCATTGCCCACTGAGCCTTCTTGGCCACAAAGGGCATCGTGCGAATGGCACGAAAGAGTTTGAGCTTTTCCTGACGATCCGATATGTAGGTGTCAATTAAGAGGCCATAGGTTTCCGAATGGCATGTTTCATTGGCCATCTGCTCACAATAGAACGCACGGGCCTCTGGGATCTGGATCTCATTGGCAAAGTTGGCGCATAGATTTTCATTGATAACACCGTCCGACCCGGCAAAGAAACCGAGGATGGACTTGATGAAATGACGTTCGCCCTCTCCGAGAGCATCAAATTCGGGACGGTCCTTGCTGACATCCACCTCCTCAGTGATCCAGCGACAACTGACCATATTCTTGTACATTTTGTACAGATCCCTATACACAATGGGCAGCAGGGTGAATCGGTCGGGGTTCTCGGTCAGTAGGGGGTCCATCTACTCGGTCTTTTATTTTCTGCGACCTTATAAATGGCTGACACGGCCTTGGGAACACAGATCGTTTCGTGGCTCAGCCTTGCTCTTATAGTAGGGGGCATCATCATAGGGGCGGTCAATCACAAACGGCTCCGCAGTACCTGCTGCGGGGCAACCAAAACAATCTCCTTAGAAATAGACAACGTAACCCCAAAGGGGGACACGAAGATTGAGGCGATAAAAGCCGAAGAAAAAAGAGAAGCCATTATAGCATGAAGACCAAACGTGAGCAAGTCTTGGAATATTATGGACTGGAGGATCGTGGATACTCCATTCCAGAACTCAGCGAGATTTCCGGTTACTCAGTGGATGTGCTATGCCAAGTGTATCGGCGCGGACTCGGGGCTTACAAAACGAACCCCCTTAGCGTGAGAATGAAGGGCAGCTACAAAAAAAATGTGAAGGCCCCGATGTCGCAGAAGATGAGTGCGCCCCAGTGGGGAAAATCGCGTGTTTGGAGCTTCATTTCAGGAAACCCCTCCCACGATAGCGATCTTCGCTAAATATGTATCGCGTACCTCAATGGCCTCTGCGAGGGTGTCATAGGCTCCCAACCAGAAATGCTTTACACAGACTGCGAAGCGCTGCTTTTGGCGATGAATGTAGATCTCTCCAGTAGGTCTTACCATTTGACACCCTTCCCGATATGAGGTTTAGACCTTTGCTAAGAAAAGCCATAAGAGGTCGTATAACTAAACGTCTGCTCACCACCACCCTCCACGAGACCACTGTAGCCGAACGCCGTCACAGTAAAGTCCATCGTCTGCTGCCCTATCCCAACAGGAGGAGACCGAGAATCGGTGTTGAGGTAGATGGAAGCGACTTCCACATCGGCAGGGTCTGTATAGGGATTTAAGCCACCGTAGGTGGGCTGAACCGCATTGGGTGTGTAAGCCGTGGAGGTCATTCCGAAATGAGGGTAGGTTGTGTAGAGTTCATAGGGATCACGAAGGGTGTTTTCGGTACTGACTTGCGACGGGGCAAAGAGGGCCGACCCACCTTGGGCGTAAGATCCCGCATTGAGAGGGAGGGGGAGGTAGGCTGGACTCATATCTCCCGCATAGAACAGGTAGGTGAAGCCCGAGCGGAGACGAGGAAAGCTGCGACCCAACACTGTTCCACTAATATCTTGACCGGCGGCTGCGTTGAACCCCACATTCTGCTGGAGCGGCATAGAGTACGCCCACCGACCCGTGTAGTCGTTCGTTGTGTTGCTGCCATACTGATAGGCATAGGTCTCAATCTGGATTGCGATGGAGCCTTGAAGGGATACATCCGAGTTCATCTTGACCAAGAACCACGCATTGCGGAGGTTTTTCTTTTTCATAGCGATAGACGGGATAGTGGAAGTAGGCAACGACTCTCCATAGAGGGCATTGAGGGCATACCACGAAATTTTGGTGGTGGCATAGGCCGTGCCACCTGTTCCAACGGCGGGAGTCCCGTTGTACAAGAACGCAGTCCCAGCGGTGGCTGCCGCTGCTCCCATCGCCACCCAATTCACCCCCGTTCCCACGGCTACAATGACATACGTTTTGCCGCTGACAAGGGATGCCGCACTCTCCGCCAAGTAGGTCTTGCTGAAGTTCCACCCCCCACTTGGACCCGGATAGGCGGGAGCGAGGGTCGTGGTGGTAGTCCCCACGCCATAGGGGACATACACGTTGGCGGCTTGGCCGCCAATCCAGAGCAAATTCACGACTCCCCCTGAGGGGTCGGGTGTCTCGGTCACGAGGATTTTGTTGGCGAGGGCCTGTGAGAAAGGACCTGCGGGACCCGTGGGACCTTGGGGGCCGGTGGGACCCTCAATAGGCGTAGGATACAGGTAAAAGGTCGTAGGCACGGAGTTCCAAAGGATACCGACCGTTGCGGCAACAGAAAAAGAATACACACCCCCTGCCAAAACATAGGCCGTGGCGATATTGGAGAGATTAACGCTTGAAGACTGCCAAATGGTGAGGGAGGCCGTGCCTTGCGCATCAATCATCTGCGTTAGCGCGTTCAGAAAGGTCTGCTGCGCAGGATCGTCCTGTATGTAGAGGGTATTGCCAGATAGGAACCAAGTGCCAGTGGGAAAAGGAGGCACCGAGCTATTGTATGTAAATGTCCCATAGCCGACGTATCCTCCCCCGCCACCGCCACCCACTTGCCAGAGTAGCGCTCCCGCGGCTCCCGCAGGGTCAATGCCCAACACTTCCCCGACGGCTCCTACGGCCCCCACCGAATCACGGATCTGGTAAAGTTCCGCATAGCCATTCACGGTCAAATTACGAGGAGTACCACCAAGATTCCCAACAAAGACATCAGATTCAAAGTCCGTAATTTCAAGCCCCGCGCCGCCGCCGTCATTGTAATTCTGAGCCGTCGTTTTCTGCGCCGTGGCAGCGACTGTAGTCGTTGTCGCCACATTCGCAGACCCCCCGCCCTTGTTGAGGCTGAAGGAGTTACCCGACTGGGATATTGTCTGAATGCCATTCACGGAACCGATGCTGGTGAGCAGAACCCACGCTGGATTCACCGGAAAGGGTGGCACACCGAATGAAACCTGCTGGGCTACGTACGCGAATGCGCTATAATTTACGACATCACCAACCTGATATTGGTTAAAAGCAGTCCAATTTGCGTAGGGGACCGCCATCTCTTTCTAATGGGAAGATAAAATATTTTGGAAGGATAGAATGGAAGAGGCGCAACGATATGCGTTAAGCGACGGTGATATTCGCCGTCTGCTCGGCCGAGGCATCAAGATATGGAATTATCCACAATTAAAGGATCTCAAAGACGCAAATGAACTGTTTGATAAGCGAGGTCGTGCGATTCTTCTGTTCCCCAATAATGGCCCGACGAGTGGTCACTGGACGGCACTGTTCAAGCGGCCCAAAATGATAGAGTTCTTTGATCCCTACGGGGACAAGCCTGAGACTCAGAAAAAGGGCCTCGGAAGGAACCGTTTGGAGGAATATGATATTGAGCGTCCCGACCTGACACGACTTCTCCGAGCCACTGGTCTGCCCGTCTATTACAACACGCACGACTTTCAGCGGGAGAGTCCCAACGTGGCCACGTGCGGCCGTCACTCAGCCGTCCGACTCATGTACGACAACAAGGATATTGATCAGTACAATGCGATGATTGAGGAGACGGGCAAGACACCTGATGAGTTCGTGGTAGAGCAGACGTTCAATAAGCTAAGAAAATAAATATCGGCGAGTAGTATAGAATGTCATTCACCCGTAGGTCCAATGTGGTAAATGAAGGGATGGGCGATGACGGCTTTCCGGACTACATCTACTTCAACGCCGACATCATCAACAATACGTCAGCCGATACGCTGGGAGTAGCAGGAAACGTGCCACCGGATCCACAGATTCGTTTTAACGAGACTCGTGATACGGCACTGGTATCGGACACCTCCAAATATGATTTCACGATCGTTCGCTTCACGATGAACGGGCCGGGACTGGATCTGCCTATCCTGATTCCCACGATTGAACTGGGTCAGACGGATGTAAATAAGACGACCTACAAATTGGCCATTACGTATCAGCAGACGTGGAACACTGTTCTGGGTCCCATCGCATTCGCCATCACGCCGAACCCTACGCATATGGATTTCCTGCCTGAGAACTACAACACCTTCGTGGCTCCCGTCCCCGCACCTCCCCTCAGGCAGCAGGATATTACCACCGACTATTACTACGTCAATACATTTACGCATTTCGTTTCTATGTTTCAGACGCAGGTGGAGACGGCCTACACGCTTCTCTACACACAGTTCGCGGCTCAGTGGGCGGCCACGGCCGGTCTCACCGATCCGTTTCCCTTCCCGACCTACGCCAACTTCAAGGCCTATGTCAATGAGCCGCAGCTGACCTACGATAACAAGAGCCGTCTCTTCAGCATTTTCGCAGATTCGGATGGCTTTGGCACCCGGATCACGAATTTCACGGCCGTTCCCTACGTCGCAGGGGTGGCCTCTCCTCAGAC